TTATAACCTTTTATAAGTTTTCAGTAACGGTTTAAATACCCAGTAATAGCACACTAAAATGAATTGTTATTAAGTGGGCCTCGCCCGTAAATTATTCGAATTTTAGGTGCTCGTTTTATGCGGCTTTCGAGAATGGCGATTACTCGATGTTGGACCGCGTCGGTTTATCAAATTATATGGAGGTATAAAGATGATGAATCTCGAACATATCAATAAAATTATGAAGCAAATGGAAGAAACAAAGAAATTGGAGGCGGGCATTCAAGGAATATCGGAATTTCATGAACAACAGGATAGAATATTTAACTCTATTCATGGTATGGGTTGCGATGCATATTATATAGCGAACGGCTATGATGGCTCTGCCAAAATAATTTCAAACACACAATTTGAAACTGAAACAGAAACCAGAGCAATGGCTGAAGAATTATACAATGACATTGTTCGACATATGCGTAATGTATATGGCATCCGAGACCCTAAAGTTAAGATTAAACTCCCTGTAATTAATGACCCTGAAATTACTATCAATCTCTCGGCCGGAGTTCATATTACCGATGTGATTTTCAACGACCCAGCGACTATTGTGTTCTGGTCTGATGGAACTAAGACGGTTGTCAAATGCTGCGAAGATGATGTTTTTGATGAAGAGAAAGGATTAACTATGGCTATTTGCAAGAAAACCATGGGCAGCGATGAACGTTTTCATAAAGTATTGAAAAAATATTGCAAACCAGAGAATAAATCAATTCCTTTACTGTCTTCACACGCATCAAGAATTGAAAAAACACGCTTGAAAATTTGTAAAGGTATTGCTGATTGGCATAGAATTGCTGCAGAAACTAGCGAGAAATGTGATGTTGAAACGGCAATCAAGAACTTGTCCCTCGATTTGAGCAAACTGATTTGCGAATGGAAGAAAAATTTGGGTATCGGAGAAAATGCAGACGAAATTAATGAGAACCAAGATGAAGTCATAGCAATCATATGTCCTGACTGCGGCACGAAATATTATTGGTCTCCTAAAGGCACAAATGTACATGATGTTTCGAAATGTCCATTGTGTGGCAAGAAGCTTGCATTAATGAAAGAATGAGACAATAAATGATGCTAGGTTCTTTTATAGCGTTAATAGTCGTGTCATTGTTGTGGTATAAAATAACGGTCGTACTCGCGGTTAAAACTGAAACCGCAATCGGCATCATAGCATGGTTTCTGGCTTGCGGAATATTGTGGATTTATGCCTTAGTTGCATTTTTACAAAGCATCGAGTAAAAACGAATTTTTCTAACGAGAAAGAAGCCAATGTTGCCGCTTGAACGTTGTTTAGAGAAAAGAATTTTGAATGAAAGGAAAATAAAATGAAAAATATTTGGAAAGTAATATTAATTGGAATTATCGGAATTGCATTACTGACTATTGCAGGAATATTTCTGGTTCAAAATTTTCAGAATAAGGCAATCACAATGGAAGAACAAGTAAATGCGGCACAGTCCAATATTAAGGTTCAAGAAAAAAGACGAGAAAGTTTGATTCGAAATCTTGCAGATTGCGTAAAAGAATATGATAAGCATGAATCAGAAACACTGGAGTCTATTGTGGATGGACGTAGTTCGGCCGGAAATATCGAAAGTGCAACAACTGCTATTGCGGCGGTTGGAGAAGCTTATCCGGAATTGAAGTCTGATAAAAACTATCGCCAATTTATGAATGAACTTTCTGTCACAGAAAATCTTATTTCTCAATATCGAGAAAATTATAATAAACAAGTAAAAGAGTATAAGCGGTATGTAAAAAGCTTTCCGGCAAGGAATTTTTTGAATGCACTTGGGTATCAAAAACAAAAATTTGAAGAATTGGATTTTGATGTTTCGAGTGATGCTCCTCAAAACCTTTTTGGAGAATAATTTATGAATAGACGCGAAATCACAAAAAGAGAGGTTGTGGCAAGTATTGCAATAATAGCGGTCATGCTGATAATTGGAAGTATTTTTTATTCTAAAATAGTTCAATCAGCCGCGGATGCAAACGAAAAGTATAACACCGCAATAAAGGTAGAAAAACCAGATATTTTCGTATATGGCATGGCTACTAATGTAGGAAATGCATTTGTATATGGGGAACTGAAAGCTGTAAAACCAGTCGATTGTAAAGGCGTCAACGGAAAGTATATTCGAATTATAAAAATTGAAGAGCATTATAATATGCATGAAGAAACTTACACAACAACTGATTCAAAGGGAAACAAGAAAGAGAAAACACGAATATACTGGTCTTGGGACTATGCTGGAAAAAAAGTAAAACAATGCAAAAAGATTGTTTTTTGCAAGCAAAAATTCAAAATAGAAAAAATTATTTTACCAGAAAACAAATATTTAAAAACTATAAAAGTTTCAAGAAATAAACGATATAAGTATTATGGCGTAAAGGACACGCTTAAGGGAACGATCTTTACGGAATTAAAAAACGGAACAATTTCAAATCGTTCTCCATTTTACGAATCTAATATAAAAGAAACGGTTGATTATTTGGAAAATTCCTTTCCAACGTGGATGTTTTGGATATTTTGGATTGCATTGATTGCATTTGTTGTATATGGATTTTACAGTGCCGAAAACAAATGGTTAGATTAAAAAACAAATAATAGAGAGCCATGTGAGAGCCAGAACTATATAGAAAGGGGGTTCTGGCTCTTTTTGTGGGCAAATTAATAGAATGGTATAAAGAAGTAGCAAATAATCTCATGAAAACCGGACTCCGAAAATATTCTGAGCAAAATTCTTTATACAATCTTGTTCTGAATATGAAAATGGATTTTTCGTTTAAAGAAAATGAAGAAGCAAGAAATTGCGCGATGAAAATTTGCCGGTACAATCATATGATGGCCGCACAAATGGCCGGAAAAACAGGAGATGAAAAATTCGAAGAACTTTATTGGAAAATATTACTTATTGAAGCTCAAAATCATCAAGTTGATAGTGGACTTTTGTATTTGGAAAAAAACAGAATTCCATCTGAGAGATTTTACGAACCACGAAGAGAAGTTTTTTTAAAACATGGAATCATTCAATCTCTACAAGATTTAATGGATGATAAATTAGATATATTCTGCCTGAGTGTGCCACCAGGCTGTGGCAAAAGCACTTTAGAAGATTTCTTTCTCTCGCTGGTGGGAGGGTGGTTCCCAAATGATTTTAATTTGTCTTCTGCACACAGTAGTATTTTGACCAGATCGCTTTACGATGGAGTTCTTGAAATTATAAATGATCCGGTGGAATATACGTGGCATGAAATTTTTCCAGATGTAAAATTACAAGGTACTAATGCGAAAGAAACAACCGTAAATATGGAAAGAAACGGAAGGTTTAAAACATGGACTTTTAGATCTATTGATGGCTCGCTTACCGGAGCGACACGCTGCAACAGATTTCTTACTGCAGACGACCTTGTATCTGGAATTGAAGAAGCGTTAAATAAAAATCGACTGGATACCCTTTGGACTAAAGTGGTAAATGACCTTCGCTCTCGTAGACTTGAAGGTTGCAAAGAATTTTACATTGCAACCAGATGGTCGGTACATGACCCTATTGGGCGATTGCAGCAATTATACGAAGGCAATCCGCGAGCACGATTTATCGCCGTTCCGGCATTAACTGATGATAATAAGAGCAATTTTTTGTTTACAACAAATGGTTTTTCCGAAAAGTATTTTATAGACGCCAAGGAATCTATGGATGAAATTTCTTTTAATTGCCTTTATCAGCAAAAACCTGTAGAACGCGAAGGATTGCTATTTCCACCAGAATCCCTTCAAAGATTTTTCTTTAATGAAGAAGATGTTCCGCCAGGCTGTACAGATCAATATATTATTGCTCCTAACAGAGAAGCAGATGCAATATGGGCTGTATGCGATACAAAAGACAAAGGAACCGACTTCGAATCTTTACCTATTGCATATCAGTACGGAGATAAATTTTTTATTCCAGATGTAGTATTCGACGATAATACAGACTATGGAGT